AGACCAAAAATGAGTAATGCATTAAACACCACCTCCGATGAGATCGATGCAATCTTAGCAAATAGTCTGGATTCTGTATTTCACCACCTAGTGCGCAGTCCCGGGACGGTGCATCTAGCGTTCATTGTGGACGCGGCAGCTAGGAGAATTCGCCCAGCGGGGATGCAGTCGGAGGAGATCAGCGCATTGCGCGCCCGAGTCGATTACCTGACCGAGTCTCTGCTCGCTATCGAGGAAGCCTGCGGGGAAGCAGGAGATAAGACAGCGATGCAGATCAAGGATCGCATTAATCGCATCCGAGATTTACGGAAATCTGGTTAATTTGGAAAATCTTTCGGTGGTAAAATGAAGAAAGATGGAAAATAGTGCTTGATGTTTTCCATCTCCGTGTCGATAGTTCCATCCACAGACAGCAACTCAACGAAAAACCAATAACGAAAGATTCCAAAATGTACTACTCCGACACAAATCCTCCTCGCCACGTTGTCAGAATCGTCCGCGAATATGCCGAAACCCTCTGCCGCAAGCATGGGCACGTCAGCAGCACAGCCTCCTACGTCTACGGCACCGAAACCAAGATCATAGAGAACAGGAAGCACGAATCTCGTTTCCTGGGTCGGGGTCGTTGGCGTACGATCCACCGTGCCTCCTTCCGCGTCATGATTAATTGGAAGGCGCTTGCGCTCAAGGAACTTGGAGAGCTTTACGTCTGATTTACAAAAGTTCCACTTTACTTTCCCTCCACCTGCGACGATATTTCCATCATGAACTCTACTACCACTTCCTGCTACGATCTCGCCCGCAACTACGCCGCCGCCCATGAAGCGTATCACGCCGAGGACACGCCCGAGACGGAAAAGAATGTCACTCGCGCCGCCGATGCCCTGCTGATCGCATTGGGCTTTCGAGGCGCCTACAGGATCAACTTCGCCGACGTTCCTCCGGAAGGCATCGAGGCGATCGATCTCGAGGTCACTAATTCCTCCGACGTTTTGCTCGCCTCGATTGTCGTCTACCCTGACGGCTCCTTCTACGCTCGCTAATCATCCGCCTCCTCATGAAAGCCTACGATCTGTTGTCCACGCAGGAAAGAAATGCTCTCCGGGTCGCCCTGAACCAGATGCGTCCTCTGAATCTCACCGTCGAGCTTGCCATCCTCCTCGCCAAGAATATGATCGGCGCAAAAGGTGACAGAGCCAACCTAATGCTAGAGGCTGCTTACGATCACATCGCAGCGATCGGAGGAGCAAAGTGAAAACAATTTTGAAATGGAGTCCAATCGAGGAAAGCAGTACTGAAAGCAACTGCGGAAAATATCGCATATTGCCTTGTTACCACGGCTCCCGCGTCAAACCGGTTGGATACATCCTCCAAATAAAATCCATGCTAATTGATGGGTGGGTCGCGTATGCATTCCGTCACAGTATGCGCTCCTGTAAGGAAGTAGCAGCCAATTTGGAAGCGTAACAATGACAAAACGTGAAGCAACCTTGCGCGCCAGAATAGGCGAATTGGAAGCTATGTGTGTAGAGTTGCGATTGGATGTTAAACACCTCCTCGATACAGTGTCTAAGATGGACACTCTGCACACCCAATGTCTGGACAGGGGATGCACGTGTTACAGCGATCCAGAAGATGTCTGCGTTCACTGCAACAAATCCACTAGACTTTCCACCCTTGCAAAAGCCACGTTAGCTAAATTTGGAAGAGATGAATAACCAATATACCAAATCTGTAGGAAAAGAATGGTGGGGAGTATACGACCTCCATAATAACGAATTTGCCTATAGGCTCATCGAGGGTCTGAGCACTCCCGTAATTTGCGACAGTCGCACCACTACGGAGAACACTTGTTCATACCTAAATGAGATCCAAGATGGTAACAAAGCTGAATCCAAGCGATTCACAGTCAGACGTGTGTTCCTGTTTTCCGGATCCTGAAAACTCCATGAGCATCGATCTGACAAAAGCCCCTTACTATCTGTTGCGAGACATGTCTACAGGTACGGCTCGTTTCATCGACTGTTTCGATTTCAATTCCAAGGAAGAAATAGAATGGACGAGAGATCCAAAGACAGCGTGGATTTTTAGTTGGCATGATGCGATGTCCAAGAGAACGCTTCTTTCCAAATATAGCATCCATGTGGACATAGTATTCCGAAAGGATGCAATGTGAGGCTGAGAGTGCGCGTTATTCTCAAACTTTACGTCCTACCTCTTTTCTGCTTCGCTAGTAGCTACCATGAAGAAACTATTATCTATCTTCCTCCTTGCTGTGCCTCTGTTCGCTGCAACTCTGACGTGGACAGACAACTCCAATAATGAATTGGGATTTCACATCGAACGTGCGCCTGTAACGGGGACGAGTACAGGCACGTTCACCCAGATCGGTATTGTGGGTGAGAACGTGACCACATTTGTGGATAACAATACCGAGTCTGGCAAGCAATATAGCTACCGTGTCCGAGCGTATAATGCAGCAGGGAATTCCGCATACTCGAACACAGCTAATTGGACTGAGCCCACAGCTCTACAGGTCCCTGCTAACTTCGCATTTGGTGGGATTAAGCTCGCGGACGTGGGGCAGACGCAAATCTGGTCTGCAACATTTACTTGGACTGACAATAATGCAGACGAGACGTCCTATCGGCTCGAATACAAGAAACAATCCGAAAGCGACACTGCGTGGAAGCAAGCAGCCACCGTACCTGCGAATGCACAGATCGCACCTACTCCCAATTTGTCTGACATGACGACTGCCTATTCCTTCCGATTAAGAGCAGTTAGAGGGACTGAGCTTGGTCCTGTCACTGCAACGATCAACACATCTCCCGCCAACAGTTACCGAGCCTCTACTCCCACCAACCTGAAAACGTCAAAATAACATCCACATGAATAATGTCCTACGAAAGTCTCTAGTGCTGCTGCTTAGCAGTTTCCTTGTCTGTACAGCACACGCAGCCTTCATTTCTGGCAACATCACCTTTTCTGGAGGTGTCGCGCTTAATGGTGACAAGACAGCCGCCACACAAGTCGATGTTTGGCTGAATACTAGCGTCGAGTCAGTCTCGGGCGATTTCTTGAACACCATTCAAGCTTCCGATCTCGTTTCCTTCTCTGCGCCTTGGGTGTTCGGCACAGGCATCAACAGTCTGTGGAGTGTCGGAGGATTCTCTTTCGATCTGCTCTCCTCGAATGTGGTGTTGCAATCGGAGGAATATCTGCTCGTGTCGGGAACAGGCACGATCGTCGATACAGGCGGCACGTATGCTGACACAGCAGGGACGTGGAGCTTTAGCATTCCCGGGGACAGTGCGTTAGGAATCTTTTCTTTCGCAGCTGCCTCCAAATCACTTCCGGGGTCTACATCGGTTCCGGAGTCAGGGATGACAGCATTGCTGCTATTACTGGCACTTAGCACGGTATACGGAGTCAGAAGGTTCGTATAGCCGTTTGGTTAGACTGTTTTCATAGTTATAGGTTTGGAACTCCGTCCTCTTAATTGGGGACGGAGTTTTATTTTGGAATCGCGGATACATGGAATAACGTGGAAGTATTGCAGAACTAGACACATCCGCGATTTGTCCTCCACCCGATTAAACAGATCATGAAATCACGCGTGCGCGCCCAATACTTTGTGCAGGGAACCAAAGTCACTCCTTACTACATCATCGACTTTTGGATGGCAGACAAAAAGAAATACCTGCCTCTAGGCGATAGTGAGGGCGTCATGAAATTCTCCACAGAATCGGAAGCTGAGAAATTCCGAAAGAAAGCTGTGGAGAAAATGAACAACTCCGCCTCCTATGCTAAAGAGCTGTTCCTCCACACTAATGAATCCAAAAGATAAGAGGAAGCGCATCCAGATCGAGACGTGCAAAAGCATCCTGCATAATAGAATGACGGTAATTCTAAATGGAACCAGCATGACGCATTCTGCTTTGGGTCAGATTCAAGGAGACATCATCCGAATGTCTGTGGCATTGTCTGAAGGACAGCCTGTCGTCATTCTTTCCAAGAGAAGAAAAGACGGAGTGGTATTTGTTCAGTGTGCCGTCCCTCAGGGCTATTGACTATCCATCATTGACTTTTCCTTTTCCTTAAAGAGCGTGCAGAAAGTTTCGCCATGAAAAACTTCTTCACCTCACTCCTGAGCGATAACTCAGGTGGATTCTCTACCTACCGAGTCACGATGCTTTTCTGGTTCCTCTTGATCTCGTCGATGATGGTGATTGCGACGATCAAAGCACCGGGAACGATTCCAGAAGTTCCTGCCAACACGCTTGCTCTGACGCTCGCCATACTGGGTGGAAAAGTGATTCAGCGAATCGGAGAGAAAGCGGAGGACGATGAATCGTCGTCGTAGACTCCTTCCCTGCTTCTGTCTTCGCAGACTGTGCAGGTTTATTTTCGGGAGGAGCAATTCTCCCAGACTCGCGATCAAGTCGATTCGAGTCGGAACGGAACAATCGAATACAAGGAATAAAATGAACATCAAACTGAGACCGGGTTACTGGGTTGACGTCGAACTGAAGATCCAGCCCGCGAACGCGAAGGTGGACGGAAAGCTCAACTGGTCTGTCATCGACTCGGCACCTACTGATCCGGAGGCAGAATACGATGGCACCGTGATCGTGAAAGCATCTCCTGAAACGGGGATCGTGGGACGCATCATTGTTCCCAAGGACGCAGTCCCCAGCACAGAGGTCGTGCGTGTCACGGGCGATGCTGATCTGGGCGAAGGCGTCTCGGAACTCATTTTCGACATCGAAGTGGAGATCGAATCTCCCACAGCGGAAAATCTCGAAGCTTCGACCGTCAGCGAGCCTGTTGCTTTCGACAACATCGACGACGTCGATTTCCCTGCTGAGCCCACGCCTCCAGCCACTGAGCCTCCCCAAGCTGAGATCACAGCGCAGGTGAAGCGATCGGGAAAGGTCTGAGAACTATTTCCTGTCAGTTACTTGGTCTGACAGGATTCTGAGGACATATAGAGTGGAAGGGCTAGCGTGATGTTTTGACGCGCTAGCCCTTTTCTTTTTCATGTGCGATGAATGTGGACGATATTATCTTCATCAGCTTTTTAATGGTGTTCATCATTTGGTGGCTAGCTGATCATGACAGCGACCAGTGACAGTTCGCCTGTATTCTTTAATGGTATTCAAGTGGAAACGGCATGCACGCAGACGTCCTTGATGAAGTTGAGCGAATGAGTCTTTCCGAGATCGATCTGATCCAGTCGATCTGTCGGGAAAACTTTTATGAGTTCGTGAAAGAATTCATACCCCTCCTGATTCCCGAGGAGATAGTTTGGAACTGGCATATACAGTTTCTCTGTGATGAATTGCAGGAATCGGCAGAACTCGTGTTCAAGCGACTTCCAAAGAAACACGACACGACGATAAACGTTCCACCGTCCACGCTCAAATCGACGATCTGCTCGATTTTGTTTCCTCCCTGGATCTGGACGAGAATGCCCGAGGCTCGAATCATCTCCGCGTCCTATGAGCATGTTCTCGCCCTCAACTTCGCGAGAAAGTCACGCGATATTATCGAGTCGGAAAAGTATCAACAGACCTTCCGATTCAAAAAGCGCAAGGTGAGGCTTCCTTCGGGCACAGTGATCGAGCGTTTCCTACCTTCGATGGATCCTGATGCCCTGCCCATCAAGCTGAAGGACGATACGAATTCTAAGGGCATGTATGAGAATATGGCGCACGGAGACAGAAAGAGTGTCGGCACGAAAGGGCAGATATTCGGTTCACATTCTCATTTCATCATCGTGGACGACCCGATGAATCCCAAGGAGACTGTGTCAGAGCCTGCGCTTGCAGCCGTCAACAGATTCATGGACGAAGTGCTGCCGTCTCGAACTGTGGACAAGAAAGTGACCCCGCAGCTGCTCATCATGCAGCGTCTTCATCAAGACGATCCCACAGGACATCAGCTGGCCAAAGCGAAGCCTGGGGAGGTCAGACATATTTGTCTGCCAGCGAGGAATGAGAAAGGTTCCCTCATTCTTCCCGCTGTCCTCGTGAGGAAATACGATCGTCAGGATGGATTTCTCGATCCCGTGCGACTGGGTCAGGAAACGCTCGACTCTCAGCTGCGCAAACTGGGACGGTTCGGGTATGCGGGACAATATGCACAGAATCCTGTCCCCTTGGGAGGAGGTATGTTCGATGTTTCCCAAGTCAAACGCGGGCGCAGACCACACCTTGATGACTTCATCGAGATTGCCCGTTATTGGGACAAAGCAGGAACGCATAAGGCAGGTGCTAGATCAGCGGGGGTCAAACTAGCACTCGACAGGTGGGATCGTGTGTGGATTCTCGATTCGAGAAAAGGACAATGGAGCGTGACTGAACGAAACATGGTGATGGAGCAGACTGCGCAGTCTGACGGTGAAGGCGTCATCGTGGGTCTCGAACAGGAACCTGGTTCGGGAGGGAAAGAGTCTGCGGAGAATTCGATCAAGCGCGAATTTGCTGGCTACCATGTCATCAAGGACAAGGTGACAGGCGACAAGGTGTACAGAGCCGAACCTCTCGCTGGGCAAATGGGCATAGGCAATGTGTACGTGCCCGACGATGCTCCCTGGTGGGAGGACATGAAATCAGAGTTCCAGTTTTTCCCTGTGGGGACATTCAAGGATCAGGTCGATGCTGCGGCAGGGGCATACGCAATGCTCAACAGGCGAAAGAGAACAGGCTCTCTGTTCGATCATGACGAACGTGGAATTGCTTAAATCGCTATGAATACAAAAACAAAAGAGGTCCTGCAACGCATCGCAGACAATCCCAATGCTGATCAAGAGTCGCGCAACATGGCGAGGAAAGCACTCGATGAAGCTGCGCAGAAGTCAGAGAGTCCCAGCCTAGTCGTTGGACCTGTAGACAGACCGACACGCGCCGATAAAAGTCCATCGTTGCAATAGGGAAGGAAATATACATAAGCCTGAGCCATCCTTCTTACAGGCTTATGAAACAATCTCCTTCCGCCCTGATTGCTAACCTCCTCAAGGAACACGGAGGAGACATCGTTACCAACGCCGTCTTGCTTCGCCAAGACTTTTTCAACAAGTACGCTGCCGACAAAAAGGACATCGACAAAGAATGCGGGTACCCGAGCCCGATCGATATAGCGCAGTATAAGTCCATATACGATCGGGAAGGAATCGGCACGCGCATCGTCGATATTTTCCCTGACGAGAGCTGGAAGACAGACCCCGAGGTGCTGGAGAATCCCGACGGCGACTTTACGGAGTGGGAACAAGCTTGGAAGGACGTAGTCGAGGAACATAATGTCTACGATGTTTTGAATGTCGTGGACAGAATCTCAGGCATCGGGTCGTTTGGGCTTTTGTTCATCGGTATCGACGACGGGGAAAGGGATTTGTCGAAGCCTGTGGAAGGGATCGATCTGCGCACGGGCAAGCCCACGAACGAATCGACGACCGCCAATCGAAAGATCCTTTTCCTGCGCACGTTCGATGAATCAGTCATCACGATCGATTCTTACGAAAACGACGTGACCAGTCCTCGCTATGGGATGCCCAACATCTACAAGATCCAGATGGCGCAGGATCTGACGAACATAGGAGGTCGCAGATCATCGGGCGCGTCTAGCATGGACTCTGAATCGCTGACGCTGCACTGGACGCGCTGCATTCACGTCGCTGATAACAGACGAAATTCTGCGATCTTTGGAACACCCCGCATGCAGGAGGTGTTCAATCGTCTCTACGATCTACGCAAGGTGCTAGGCGGCGCCGCCGAAATGTTCTGGAAGGGGGGTTTTCCCGGGATTGCTTTCGAGTCCCATCCCGATGCCGCCCCTCTGACGACCAAGGAAAAGAAGGGAATAAAGATCGAGTTCGAGAGGTACATGAACGGACTGCAAAGGTATTTGGCATTGTCGGGCATGACAGCTAAATCCCTCAGTCCACAAATCGCTGATCCGTCCAATGTGTTCGACACAGCCATCAAGGCTATTTGTGCCTCCAAAGGAATCCCTTATCGAATTTTTATTGGAACTGAGGAAGCTCAGCTTGCCGGCGCTCAAGACAAGAAAGCGTGGAACGAACGAATCGCCAAGCGCCGTGACAAGTATCTGGGACCTCGTCTCATTCGCCCTTTCATCGATCGCTTGATCGGATTGGGCGTTCTCCCGTCCACACAAAAGTATTCAATCGTTTGGGAGGATCTGTCTACGCCCACACAGCTGGAGAAGGCAACGATCGCCAAAGCCTTTACGGAAGCCCTCGCCAAGTATCTTGCAGGTGGAGTCGATTCACTAATCCAGCCGCTCGAATTCCTCACCGAGATTGTGGGCATGCCGACAGAGAAGGCACAAGCAATCCTCGAGAATTCCCTCCTTGCTATCGACGGCACAGTTGCGGAGGCTGAGCGAATCGTCTCCGAACGTGATGCCAAAGCACAAGCTGCTGAGGATCGTCTCAGGGAGGCGCAGCAAGCACAGCAACAGCCCGGGCAGAATCGTCCTCTTCGCAATTCGTTCTGGGAGGATCTCGACACGACCGAGGAAGAGGAGGAAGTCATTGTAAACCTTCTCAATACATTCTCCCATAGACGAAAGAAGAAGACACGCAAAGCCGCCTGACGATTACATTCTCACTATGTCCCGCACATTGACACGCCTCAACCCGAATCATCCTCACACGCAGCTCAAGCGTTTTGAGGATGTAACGTACCGTTACTTTCAGTCTCTTTCCACAGCCAAGCTGGTTGAGATATGCTCTCATTCTGCCATCGTCGTCAGCCCTGTGTGGAACAGGAAAGACATTTTAGCTGCTTTGATGGATCACTTTGTTTCCCAGTGGAAGGCAGAGTGGAAAGTGAATACAGGCTGGGACTTCGACGATTCCCAAGATCCCGCCAAGCTCGCTCTGCACATTGAGGAGGCTAGGAAGAAGCGGGAGGAATTCGCTAAGGAAGGTATCTCGCTCAAGATCATTTACAAGGGAGCCGAGATCACACGTGAGGAATATGCGTCCCTGCCTCCCGAGGAACAGAAACTCGTCAGATCGAATCTCGAAGAGCGTCTGCGTGCGATCAAGGACGCCGGTTTCCTGGGACTCGATGCAAAGGAAGGTCTAGTCGATCGTCGTTTGTTTCCTCACGCTACGCCTTGCGAGAAAAACGAACTGCTCGAAACTCCCGAACCCGCTTTCATCCCATGAACCTAGACAAGCAAGCTGACAATCTCATCCAAGCTGCGACTGCGTATGCGCGTGAGGCAGAATTGAGGGGTGCCGCATCGCCCAAGGAATTGGAGATCAAGCTTGTCGCCGCCTTCATCACGGGCTTTGCTCGATCCGTCCATGCGATGCAGAAATACGACGGTAACATAACGGCAGGAGAGCTGGAACAAGTTGCCTCCAAAGTAGCAAGCAAGCTCGATCTGTTTTCCGAATCTTCCTCTAAGCAGGAAACCCCATGAGGTTTCGCATCTCAAAGGCGTGGAGCATGGACAGAGCGAAGTCCGAAGCAACGCACGGACTTGTCTGCTCCTGCGGAGACTGTAATCTCCTGCCTTTGATCAATGCGGAAAGGAAGAAGGCTAGAAAAACATCTCCTCTGCGTGCAGACCCCACGCGCACGGGCAGAGTAAGACGAGAATTTATTAGCGATGTAAACCGGCGCTTTAAATCGCTTTTGCGCGACATCACCGATCTGATCATTGTCGATGACGCGTTTGGTCTTAAAACTAAGGCACCATTAAAGCTAAACCTCAATGCTGAGCGGTGGCAGTTTGTCACTTCCGACGAGAAGGTGAAGCAATTCCGCGGATGGCTGGATCGTCGAATAGACGCAGGATTGCTTTCTGTCGATACGACAGGCACAGCATGGACGGCTAAATACATCGATTCAGCCTACAAGCAGGGTGTGCGGCGTGGATACGACGATGCGACACGCGCAGGCTATGAGGACACCGAAACGCTGCCTGGGTTCAGTCAAGGACAGAGATCAGCTTTCCTAAGCTCTAGTTTTGCAGCACCTGAAAGAGCCAGCAAGCTCCGCCTCCTGCAAACGCGAACGTTCGAGGATTTGCGTGGCGTGACGGCACAAATGTCCTCGCGGATGGCTCGCGCACTTGCGGATGGGCTAGCAGAAGGTCGGGGAATTCTCGACATCGCCGACAGCGTTAGAAGTGCAGCGGGAATTCCATTGACTCGTGCGCGTACGATCGCGAGGTCGGAAATCATTTACGCGCATTCGGAAGGTCAACTCGACAGCTTCGAGGATTTGGGTGTAGACGAGATCGGCGTGATGGCAGAGTGGAGCACAGCGGGCGACGATCGCGTGTGCGAACTCTGCGCCTCCCTCGAAGGTGTCGTCATGACAGTGAAGGAGGCTCGTGGGCTGATCCCTCGCCATCCTAACTGTCGATGCACTTGGCTGCCTGCGAATGTGGGGGAGACAGGGAAGGGACAGAAGCGCACCAAGACAGACATCGCAGCTGCCATTCGTCGATCCCTCCGCACAGAAAGTCCTTCCTCTAAATCTGCTAAGGAAGCTCGCGAGCGATCGAGATGGAGTGGAGCAGATCGTGAGTTTAGCGGGAAACGCCCGCAGCCTGCTTTGTTGTTTGATCCTTCGGAAGATTAACTATGCAAATTTATGTTCCTTACTTTGGCGGTGATCACAGCAGTCTTTTTTCCCTATGGGTCCAGCAGCTTGTCGCCTCTGGTTGCTCATGCAGCGTCCACTTTATATTTCCTGATAGCCTGCCTCCTCCAGAGAGTCGAGGAAACAGACTGAAGAATGCAGAGTTTATTTCCGTCCCGATGCACAAGCTGAAAAAGCGTGTGCGTCTGAATACAGCAGGGACAGAGAAGATGGACATAAAAGAGATGCTGGCTCTCTATTCTCTGCGTCTGTTAGCAGCGCCTGCATTCGTTATGGATCTCGATGCGCTGATTCAGCATGATCCTTTCAAGAGTTTTGAGGGGAAGGGAGACTTTGGGATGGTGCGCGATCCCATGATTCGCTGGGCAAAGAATGCGCCTGAACACAATGCGGGGGTCATGTATTTCAGCGGCAACAGAAAGGAAGAAATCGCTACGCATTTCGAGAAGGCGTGGGATGAACTTCAAATAACAGTTCCAACCAATTCTGTTCTCCTTGGACAGAAGGCATGGTCGCTCGCGCATCACCGCGTGAAGGGATTCATGATGGAGGACACGATGAACTGGTCACGTTGCTGGGGACCGAATTCCGATGCAAAAATCTACCACTATCACGGGCGCTCGGGCAAGTTCATGCTCTCCGAAAAGTACGGACTCCAATGTCCGTGAGATCATCGTTTACAGGGAACAGGCAAGAGGAGACGTTCTCCTTTGCACGCCCGTAATCAGAGGACTGAAAAAGAAGTATCCCGAAAGCCCGATCGTCTTTGTCACGAGATACACGGAAATACTGAGAGGAAATCCTCACGTCCATTCAGTAGTTCACAGTTCGCGCCCTCCTCAGTGCACGGGAAACGAATTCCAAAGATTGAGTCTTGAGGTGGCGTATGAAAAGATGCCTGGGACCAATTTGATCGACGCATTCGCGCAAGCAGCGGGATTGGCTAAAGGCGAATACGATAAACGCCTCGACATGTATCCGCGCAGCCATGATGCCTACTTCGCGGATCGAACAGTGAAGACGAACAAGTCGATCGTCGTGGCACCCGGTCCGGGGTTGTGGCCAGGACGCAACTGGGAACAAGCTAGATGGAATAAGGTGTGCAAGACTCTGTTAGCTCGAGGTTGGGAAGTGATCATCGTAGGCACAGGTCGAGAGTATCCTTTGCCCTCGACCACTGATCTGAGATGCAAGACGTCGATGCATCAGGCCGCTGCTGTCATTCGGCGCGCATCGGCATTTGTAGGCATCGATTCGTTCCCCGCTCATATCGCCGGAGCGATGGGGACTTCTCGCGTTGTGTTGTTTGGTATTACGCTTGCGCGCCACATTTTATGCGACTCGCCGGGTACAATCGCCGTCGAGTCAGATCCTTTTCACCCCTTCAGTGGTGCGCGGCATTGTCACGAGCGCATCTCCTCTGTCATGCTCGGGAATCCACCCGATAACCCCATGAACACGATCTCGGTTGATTGTGTGTTGTCGGCAATCGAATCTCTCCCTTTAAAATGAGCTACGTAATTGGAACAGGTTTCTGTGAATCTTCACGCTACGACGCAGTGGCGTTTTTCAGCTACTGGCTGACGCATATCAAAGCCTACACGAATCCCGATCACATCTTTGTCCTCGATCAAGTGGATCGCACTCTAGCGGGAGTATCTGTGGCAGATACTATTGTCGGGTACAAACGTTCCAAGATTCATTATGGAGCAATGAACATGTCGATCGTTCCTTCGGGAAACTTAGGGCATGTGCACCAATTAATCAAAGCCGAGCAGCCTTTCAAAAACCATCAGCTGTGTGGATGGAGTGCTTCAGTGCTGGCGCTCGCGATGCTGGCATACAACGCGGAACGGGATTTTGTCTATGTAGAGCAGGATTGTTTGCTCGTGGGAAGAATCGTTGATGCGATCATCAGGGAGGCGGATGAGAAAAAGAAGGACATGCTGTTCGGCTCGTGCAAGATCATGAACGCTGCGCAGAGTTTGTTTTTCATCCGTCACAAATTCATCCCTCGATTTGTCATGGAGTATCTGATGGGTCCTGCTGACACTGATCCCCATTGTCGCCCTGAGAAGAAATTTTGCTACCTCGAAAGATCGTGCGCAGCGAATGTGGGAAGATTTTCTTTTGGCATCGATCGCGATCGCCCCATCCCTTGGGGAACGGAACTTTTCTATGTGCAGCACCTGACGACAGAGGAATTGGAACAGGGAATCAAAAACGGAACCTTCTTCAGGGCTTACTAAAATGAGCGAACCTGTCATGCTAAATTTGGGATGCGGCACGAACAAACTCCCGCATCCCTGGAAGAATCATGATCGCGATTTAGACATCACGAAACCGCTGCCTTACAAAAGTGATTCAGTGGATGTTATCTTCATCGAGCATTGCTTGGAGCATGTCACGGGACCTCAAGGGTTTCGATTCATGCAGGAGGCTTTTCGTGTTCTGAGGAAAGGAGGCACGCTCAGAATTTGTGTTCCTGAACTGGCGCGTGTAGATCAAGCGAAGCGCGTCGACCTCATCGTCAATCACGGACACCTGATGGTGTATTGCTGGGAAAATCTTAACCTCATGTTGCGGGCGGCAGGGTTCGCCCCTGACATCAGAATAACAGATCGCAAGGGCATCGATGGACATTGGAAAGTGATAGGCAGGGAGCTCGACGATGCCGAGACGTTGAGAGTGGAGGCGTACAAGTGAGTCCCAGCCTCGAGATCACTACGTTCATTGCCAATAACTCAGGACCTCCCTGCCCGAACAACTGTTCGTTCTGTCCTCAAAGCACCTTGCGCGATGCGCTGAATAGGGACGCGTCTAGTCTCAAGGTGGAAGATTTTCTGAGGCTGCTGAGTGGCAGAGTCATTCCCAAAGATGTGGAGATTCATTTCTCTGGGTTCACTGAACCTTTTTTCAATCGCCTGACTCCGCATATGATTTTAGCGGCGAAGGGATTGGATTACAAAGTGCATCTCTACACGACCTTGATGGGACTTACTCAGGAAGGCGCAAAGATGCTGCCCAAGACGATCGACTTTGTGATGATCCACTTTCCTGACGTGCGCGCCTTCGTCGTCAACGATGCTCTGTTCATTAGACAGCATCAGCTTTGGCTATCTACAGGTATTCCTTCGCGAGCGATGGCGATGGGAACGCTGACTGCGGGGATGGCTGAATACGTGCGAGGTCTAGGATGGTCTAACGGAGTTGAGTTGCCTGCGATGAACACACGCGCAGGCAACGTCAGTCCGATGGATGAGCTGAAAACGCCGCGTGTCTTCTGCTCTGAGGACAGGTGGCATAACAATGTCATGCTTCCCAATGGGGACGTTTATCTTTGTTGTATGGATTACGGTCTCGAATACAAGCTGGGAAATCTGTTCAATCAGCCGTATCAGGAAATTTGGGACGCAGCGGAGAAGCTTAAGGAGAGTCTGATTTCCCCTTCACTCTGCCTGCGTTGCGACAAAGCCATGCCTGCTCCTAGCGATTAAATATCTGCATGAATTCAAACGAAAAAGAAACCACGGAAGCATCAGCGTCAGCTGAAAAAGTTGAAATCTTTGTTCCCGGCAAAGAAACGTATTATTGGACCGATCATCCTACAGCAATGATGATGAGGCATGAGGTGCCTGAACTCAATGTCATTACAGGCGTGCAGGCTCTCCAGAAAGACATTCACGCCACAGCTGTCAGCAAGGGATGGTGGGATGTGTTCAATAAATTTCCCAGGCTGAAGGAATGGGCAGACAGAATTGCATCGGACGAGAAAGCAGGATTCCATGCTGAATCGGAATTACTCAGGGAGATCCTTAATGCTGTCTCCCCGAACTTTGGAGAGAAAATCGCCTTGATTCACTCCGAGGCGAGCGAGGCGTTAGAGAATGCACGCGCCGGGTTCACACCTGATGACAAGATTCCTGAGGTCCCCGGTGCGCTCGCCGAACTCGCTGATGTCGTCATCAGAATTATGGACCTGTGCGAATACAAGCAGTGGAACTTGATCGAGGCGATTCTCATCAAGCATCGCTTCAACAAAGGCCGTCCGTATATGCACGGAGGAAAAGCATTCTGACCATGTCAACGAAGTGGACAGCTAATATGGACGAATGGGCGCAGCGATGCTTTCGGAATAAGATTTCCACGAAAGCTATTGGCGAGCGTCTAGGCGTGACTGAGCAGGAGGTCAAGGATCGCCTGAAGGAATTGAATGAGCAGGAAGTCAAAGAAGCAGAGAAGGAACTCGAAAAGACTCCTGACGGAAAGCCTGCCCCTGCGATGCCTGCTGATCTCGTGCATCTCTCCCTTGCTGAGGCAATCGATCAATACAACCAGCTGGGCGACAAGTTCATGTTGTTCGCCCAGCTAATGGAGAACGCCCGTGGCGAGGCTGAGCTTAGGGAAATCCTTCGAGACATGATCGCGGTGGCTGATCGCAAATCGGGGGAGATGCTATATGACAAGCTCGCCCGCCTTCTCCATGAAAACTATCTCGTCATCCCAAAACCAACTGCCATTGAGCGAGTCGAAAAATAACTGTCCTGTGTGTTTCGGTACAGGGGGCGTCAGCGTTCCTGTGAGCAAGCGCCGTCTCATTCGTGCAGGAATTAAGGAATTCAAATACGACTGTATTTTCTGTCGAGGAGCGGGAACAGTAGGAGTCGCAGAAATCAACCTTTACACCAGCCATGACAAATCCACAAAAATCACCAGAAGTTAGAGCAATGGAACGAATCGAAGCGGAAAGCATGAATCCCGCGCATCTACGCGATCAGGCGTGGATGTCTGATGTGATCACGTCAGCCCAGAGGCGACAGTATTGGGGAGACATCATCCTGCGCTTCGAGAATGGAATCCTGATGAGTGCGGACAAGCGCGAAACGCTCAAGGTGCCGAGGCTGCAAAAATAGCTTGCAATCCGATTAGGATCTAAGCAAAAGCCTGCCCGCTACCACTTAGGGAGTGCCTCTTTTCCGGGGGCACTCCCTTCTTTTTGGCTAAATACTTCCCTATATAATGAAATCAACGAAGCGGAAATCCAAAGGACCGCAGCTCGTCACTAACGACGCCGCTGCTCCTACCACCGCAGTTGTCACCAACCAGTTCCAGTCGTTTAGTTGGAACGCGGCAACGGCTCTTGTCAGAAATGATACGATGGAGGGGAAAGATTACGTAGTCGTCCCGATGGTGATGATCACGGAAGGCGTGTTGAACGGGTCCAAGGGTCCTTTGTATTATCCGAAGGACGAACTCGCCAAAATTCCCGAAGTCTGGAACCACAAGCCTGTCGTCGTTTATCATCCGTCCCGCAACGGTCAGGGCGTCAGCGCGTGTTCTCCCGAAGTTCTCACCTCCTGTAAGATCGGGGTGATCATGAACACGCGTTTTACGAAGCTTGGACAGCTCAAGGCAGAAGCGTGGATCGAAGAGGATCGGTGCAAGCTCGTCGATGAGCGGGTGTGGGAAGCGATCGAGAACAAGCAAATGTTGGAGCTCTCGACGGGCGTGTTCACCGATAACGAGATGACCCCGGGCAAGTTCGGGAACATCGAGTACGATGGTATTGCGCGTAACTATCGCCCCGATCATCTTGCCATCCTTCCCGATCTCAAAGGAGCCTGTTCGATCGAGGCAGGCGCAGGATTCATTCGCAACATGCTGAATGCCTCCTTCCAAAAGCTCGAATCCGAGGACATCGAGCTGATCCACAATCGAGTGATTCGCGTCCTCGAAGGAGAGAAGAAAAAGAATGGCGCGATTGCCAAACTGCTCACGAACGAACTGAGCTACGAGGCAGTGCGCGGGGATCTCGGCATCCTGCTCCGTAAGAAGTTCCCTGAAGATCAGGGCTTCGCGTTTCCGTGGATCGAATCGGTCTACGACGACTTTTTCGTGTACTGCTTCGGCAGTGGTCTTTTCAAGCAATCGTATTCCCGCGAAGGGGCGAGCGTGAAACTGGTAGGCGAACCCAGGAAAGTTGTTCGCGTGACCGAGTATGTGGACGCACCGGTCTCAAACAACCTTGCGTCCAATTCCAACCAAAACGATAAAACAGAAATAGCAATGAACAAGAAAACCATTGTTGATGAGCTTATCGGAAATCACGGTTACGCGGAGGCGGATCGTGCTAGCCTGATGGCTCTGTCTGACAACTCGCTCCAAAGCATTCTCACGAATGCCAAGAAGCCCGCTCCCGCAGCGTCCAAGTCGGATGCTGCTGCGCCTGCTGCCAACAGCGCCCCTGCTGCTGCTCCTGTCGAAACGCCCGCCGCCAAGCCGGTCGCGTCTGTTGATGACTACATCAACAACGCGCCTGCTGAACTGCGGGACGTTCTGCGTTCGGGCATCACTGCTCACAACCAGACCAAGACCAACTTGATCGACGCGATCGTGGCGAACAAGTCGAACCAGTTTACCAAGGAGTATCTTGGCACGCTGTCGCTCGACATGCTCAAGGGCATTGCGCAGATCGCCCAAGCCGGCGCGCCTGCTACGAACTCGCTGCCTCAGACTCAGCAGCCTGTGCCGATGTTTGTCGGCAACGGAGCCGCTAACGGAGCACCGCTCCCTGTGTCCAACGCGGAGTTCTGCAAGCCGGAAAACGCCATTCCCTCGCCGGACTGGTCTTTCACGAAGTAATCCAGTCATCAACCACAACGTAGTTTTAAATTCACTACAATGCGCAATACAATCAAACTCAAGGGAGACGGTCGATACGAGGAGGCGAATGCTTCCGGCGTCATCACCCCCGGTCAATTCATCAAGGTCGACGCTGACAAGAAGGTCCTGCGTCATGCGACGGTAGGCGGAGGTGGAGAACGCCTCTTCGCGATCGAAGACCCCTTCCAGGGTCGCACGATTGATGACAACTATGCGGTCGACGATCTCGTCCGCTACGAAGCCGCTGTCCCCGGACAAGAGATCCTCGCGATTCTCGATGCCGGTGAAAACGTCGTCGCGGGCGCTGCTCTGCAATCCGCAGGCAATGGCAATCTCGAGGCTCGTACCTCGACCAACGAGATCGTCGCCTACGCGATGGAGCCTTTGAATCTTTCGGGTTCAGGCGCTGTCGCCACGCGTATCGCTGTGCGCGTCGCCAACACGCACTGATCGGGATTTCACTGAGGCAACAAACAACCATTCCAAAACTAACCCACAATGAATCCCGCTGCTATTGATTTCATTCTGAACGGGCAGGCTCATGGTAACGTCGCTGAGGTTCTCCGGAACGTCGGTGGCGACCACAACCTGCTGCGTCCGTTCTGCGATGACGCTGGTAAGAATACCTACGTCAACGTCCATAACGGACAATACGATGCCAAGGGAGGTCGAATCTACGTCCCGAAGCTGATCAGCAACGCGCCTTCCACGATGCGCAAGGACGACTGGATCCTTCTCGATCGCGTCCTCCTCGAAGCTGCCAAGCCGCGCCTCCAGCTCGTCGCTGCGTTGCGCTCGCGTGGTCTCACTTACAACCTGCCGAACGGGATGGCTCACACTGTCCTGCAATATCAGGATGTCGGTGAAATCTCCCCGGCGACTCTGTCGATGGATCCTGTTCGCGAAAGTGAACGCGACCGTCCCGAATACGACATCAAGAATCTTCCGCTGCCCATCATCCACAAGGACTTCTCTTTCGGTCTGCGTGAAATCATGGTGTCGCGCAACGGGGGTTCTCCGCTCGACACGACGATGGTGTCGATGTCGGGTCGCGTCGTCGCGGAGCTGGCTGAGAAGCTGGCGCTGGGCACTTACGGGACCTACAAGTTCGGCGGCGGCACGATTTACGGCCTCGTCAACTATCCGCAACGGCTGACGCAGGAATTGACGAATCCTGAATCGACTCCCTGGACGGGCAAGACCTTCATCGGAGAGGTTCTCCAGATGAAGCAGAAGTCCATGGACAATTTCTACTATGGTCCGTGGATTTTGTTCACCTCGCCTGCTTGGGACGCCTATCTGGATGCTGACTACTCGGACGCGAAGGGTGACAACACCGTCCGCGAACGCGTGCAACGCATCAGCGGCATTCAGGCTGTGCAGACGCTCGATTTCCTCTCCGGGTATCAGGCGATCCTGCTCCAGCTGTCTCCCGAAGTCATTCGCGAGATCATTGGTATGGACATCACGACTGTGCAATGGGAGACGCACGGGGGCTTCAAGCTCAACTTCAAGGTCCTCGCAATGATGCTGCCGCAGCTGCGCAGCGATCAGAACGGGCACACCGGTATCGTGCACGGAAGTGCTGATTCTGGGGATCTCGACTGATCTCTAGTTTCCGCATAAATACCATTAAGCAGAATTGACAAAGGTGTCTTGTTTCACACCGAGCAAGACACCTTTTGACCTTTTAAAAGAAAGCAACCACCACTAACAGTTAGATAAGCTAGTCTCTCCACATGAAAAAGTTTGAAGTCATCGCCGGATCCCACACGACAGGGACAGGCAAGGATCAGAAAACCTACAAAGCCGGTCAGATTGTCGAGTCCCACAAAAATCTGGAACAGATTTTCGTCAACAAATTCAAACGCCGCCACGATCTCGAAAAGGGAAGCGCGTCCACTCCCACGATCAAGCAATCCGCTAAGGTCGTCCCGCAGGATCTGAAACGCGATCCTGACGACGACAAGGAGGACGATGTTGATTCGTCTCCCGCTCCTGCGAACCCTGCTCCTGCTCGCAATGACAGCGAAGCGGAGGCCGACACGCAAGGAGACGACGTCTCGAAAGACTTCGCCAAGGAGATCGGAGAGGAAAACGTCATCGTCATTCGCAATGACGATGGCGAATACTTGATCCTTGACGGGGACAGCAGAAAGCTCCTGAGCAAGGGCGAGGAATTGACGACGAAGGCAGCTGTTCGCTCCTTCATCAAGAAATACCTCAAGTAACGCCATGCCGCTGTGGAGACCGTGCAGAGTTTTTCCTGACTCCGATATATTCATTATCGGAGGCGGCACTTCTTTGCGCGGTTTCGACTTCTCTCTGCTGGCGGATCAGATCACGATCGGATGCAACAGCGCCTTCAAGTTGGGACCTGATGTCTGCAAGATCGTTTTCTTTTCCGACATCGAGTGGTTCAACGAAAATAAGGATTTACTCAAGGAGTTCGAGGGCGACGTTTTTACGCACTGCCATGCCCTCGTCAATTTCTCCTACAAGAATACTTGGCTGAAAACGATGCGCCGTGAGAAGCGCGGACTGCACACGCATGCCTTGGGCATGAACGGGAATTCGGGATGTGGCGCCGTCAATCTCGCTCTGATCATGGGCGCCAAGCGCGTGTTCCTTCTTGGCTGCGATTGCAAGGTAACGGGAAACAAGGAGACACACTGGCATGACTACTACACGCGCCCTGCCAATCTCGACGTGTTCCCCAAGTTTCTGGCGGGATGGAATGAAGTGCATAACGCGCTACCTAAAGTGTTCCCTGGAACTGAGATCATCAATCTCGGTCCCGACAGCGACATTCCTTTCTTCAGGAAGGCAGATTATAAGGAGTATCTGAGCCATGCCGAGAACCACGCCTGAACTCGTCGCGCAGGTTACTGAAGTCGACCCCGACATCGACCTGACCATATTTATCACGACGGCAAACGCTATCGTGAATCAGGTCTGTCTGGAATCGGGGTACACGGAAGACTATTTGACCTTGATCGAGACGTGGCTCGCTGCTCACTTCTATCGTCTACGCGATCAGGCAGTGGCGAGCGAGAAGGCGGGAAGTGTTGGCGTGTCGTATCAATACGAGGTCGGATTGATATTTGCGCAGACGAAGGAGGGACAGACGGCAATGGCTCTCGATACGGACGGGAATCTAGCGCGTCTGTCCAAGGACACGGAGCTCGGAAAAACACGCAGACAGTCTGTTGTCTGGCTGGGAACAGGATGTGAGGAGGAATAATGGCCGGTATCATCACACGCATGATGAAGGCTCGCTGTGTGTATTGGCAGCGTCTACCCGGCACGGACAATTTTGGACAGTACATGTACGCCTTCCCTGTCGAGATTCGCTGCCGCTGGGAAGATGCGATCAAGGAGTTCGTGGGACCTCACAGGACGACTGAACTGTCTCAAGCCATCGTATATGTCGATCGTGACATGCAGCCCGGGGACAAGCTCTTTAATGGTCTTCTGTCAGACCTCGAAAGTTCGTCGGACTCCAATGACACCAACGACACGAGCGATTCCATGCCTGAATTCGTGAAAGGTGCCCTTGAGATTCGAGCTTTTCACAAGCTCCCTGACCTGAAATATAAACAATACCTGCGCACCTGCTACCTGTGAATATCAACATTACAACGGTGGTTGGCATCAAGCAAGTGATCGCCAACATGAAGCGGAAGACGGCTCGCTTTCATCGCGGAATCGAGCTGGGGCTTGCTCGTGGTGCGCTGTTCGGACTTAGAGAATCTAAGCTCCAAGTTCCCGTTGAGTTTGGTCCTCTCAAAGCATCGGGTGAAGTGCGACAGACGGGCAAAGGGTTTTCTGCTGTCAGCTCGATTCTCTATACAGCTGCCTATGCGGGCTATGTGCACGAGAAGGTCGAGATGAAATGGAAGGGTCTGCCTCGCGGCAATCCTTTCGGCAAGCCAAACAAGAAAGGAAAAGTGGAACAATACGGGCATAAAGGTCTGTATTGGGATCCACAAGGACGCGCTAAAGCTAAGTTTCTCGAGGATCCGGTATACGACAACAAGGACAAGATTGGAGCGATCGTGAAGGACACGGTGTTCCGCTACGTCTTTTTAGACGGACCTTTTCTATGAATCTTGGATCTGAAATAATTCAAAAGTGGCTCCAAGATCAAGGACTGGTCAATGGTACGACTTGGCCATCTAAAATTGAGAGCTTCCCCGAGGATCCTGACAATCTCGTCGCGATCATCACGACTAGCGCGGTCAAACAAGGTCGCTTGATGGAAGGGGAAGTGATCGAGAAACCTACTTTTGAAATCCAAGTTCGTTGCAGAACGTTCAAGGATGGCTATCTAAAAATGCTGGCGATCCAGCAGGCGATTGACGCTGTGCACAAAAATGAGGTGTCGATTGGAGATGACACTTACGTCCTGCACGCCATCAAGCGCAACAGCGGGTTCGCTCCCTTAGGCGCGGAGACGACGAGTCTAAAGCGTCGTGAGTGGTTCGTATTGCCCATTCAAGTGACACTGTTCCAGTCCTATGCTCCAGTGATCATAGGTGAGGATTTCAATCAGGAAGATTTTAATACGGAGGACTTCGCATGACACGGGAAGAATTAATTTCCAATATCGCCAGTCTGATCACGACGGGCGGAAATCAAACGTCGGCGGCGAAGATCAGAACGGCGCTTGGTAACCTCGTAGAATCGACCTACAATCCCGATTCTGACGGAGCGCCTCTAAACGTGAATTATTTTGATCTCGTCTCGATGTTGTTTCGAGACGAAGTCCCCGCTTCTCCCAATGCAGCCAATGACGAGTTTTTGGGAGACTCCCTTTCGGATTCGTGGACTCTGTTTCAGAACTCCTCTCAGGTACTGACTGTGGAAAAGTCATTCCTGAACATGACGAACACGGGACAATCGACGAATCTTGTTCGTGGCATTTTCAAGACTCTGCCCGCAGGAAATCTCACGATCATTTGCAAGGTGCATATTCCCATGCACGGGGGTGGAGATGGGAAAGTCGGTCTGTGTCTGTTTGAGGACGCGGCTTCCAATCAGAACACGACGCCGTTAGGTTATCTTGGGATCTATCTCGGGAGCAGCCCAAAGCTCATCGTGGAGACGGCGACGAACTATTCAGGCACGTTCACGGAGCGCGTCAGCTATGCGCCAGCAACGACTCCGTCACCTTTGTACCTAAAGATCACACGCACGGGAAGTGCTTATACTTGGTTCTTCTCGACGGACGGAGTCGTGTGGCAGCAAATGCCTGCCTACGCTACGCTTCCTTTTACTGCGGGACAATTTGGACTGATCGTGAACAACGCAGGTTCCGCATCAAAGCGCGGACTGTTCGACTGGGTACGAATCTACGCGACAGATCCCGGGATCTTGGGTGAGGTTCACGAGTTCCTCACGATGCCCGCAGAATGATTTTCCGTTAGTTCCACATAACCTACTGAAGGAGTAATAACACAATGAGAATAGATGACGGATTCCAAACGCTGATTGAATTCAGCTTGGACCCAACTGTTAAACTCTGGGAGAAGGAAGTTACTCCTCCCGGTATTAGCAATGGAGGTCCTACTGACACGACCACCATGCGCAACAATCGTTGGCGCACGATGGCTCCGAAGAAACTGAAGACCTTGACGCCCTGTTCGTTTACGGCTGCGTACGATCCTGTGATCTACCTCCAGCTGAACGCGCAAATGGGCATCAACCAGATCATCTCGATCAAGTTCGCTGACAACTCCCGTTTGCGTTTCTGGGGATGGCTCGATGAAGTCACTCCGGGCGCTGCTGTCGAAGGCGAGCAGTCCACTGCCGACTGCACGATTCAGCCGTCCAACACTGATGACAATCAGGATGAAGTCGATCCTGAATACATCGATCCGGACGGCAACACGAATCAGACGAACGATTGACGCTTCCTCATCGTCTGCCTGCTTCTCACTCCCACCAAACGGAGCAGGCAGACAAAACCACAACACTAGATAAAAGAAATCCAAAATGAGTCCCACACGCAAATCCTTCTCCCTCAAGCTCAAGGAAGAAGAAATCGACATCGACGGAGTTCCCTACAGGCTCCGCGAACTCACCGGCGCGCAACGCGATGCCTACATCAAGACTCAGTCTGATCGTGCCGAACGCAACGTCGAAGGCAAGGTCATCGGCGTCAAAAACTTTGATGGTATTCATACAAAGCTACTTTCCATGTCGCTAGTAGACGCTAGCGGGAAGCTCGTGAAAGAAGAGGTTCTGCGCAGCTGGCCGTCCAGCGTGTGCGAAGCTCTTTACACAGCCGCCCAAGAGCTTTCGGGTCTCGACAAGGCTGAGGAAAAAGGCGCAGCTGAGGAAGCTGCAAAAAACGATTAGAGAGCGATTCGGAAAGATATTCGTGGTTTGAGTTAGCGCATGAACTCGGAATTCCGATTCAAGAGCTCCAACAAAAAACCACCTCAACTGAATTTCTCGAATGGGTCGCTTTCTTAAAGCTCCGGACGAATGATAGGAAAGTTGAACATTGGTATCTGGCACAGATCGCTCTCGAACTCCGGCGCTCCTACACCAAAAAGTCTAGCAAGCGCCTCGAAGATTTCTTCATAAAATTCAAACCGAAGTCGCAGCCCAAGGTAAAGAAACCGAAGACAGAGAAGGAAAGAAAAGAGCATATCAAACGTTCCAAGGCAGCGTGGTTCATGGCACTTGATCTGGACGACAACGGAAGGAAGAAAAAGAGGAAAGACTAAATGAACAAGACAACCTCCCTGGGAACGCTGATTGTCTATCTCGCGGCGAACGCCACGCAGTACGAGCGGGCGCTCAAGTCGATCGACACCTCCACGGCAAATGTCATGGAGCGTGTTGTCAACGCGGCCAAGTATGCGGCTGTCGGCGTGGTAGGCGCGTTGACTGCGATCGGCATTGCGGGAGTCAGAGAGTTTGCGCAGTTCGACAAAGCCATGACGCGATCGCTAGCGATCATGGACAATGTGACTGCTGAGATGCGTTCAGACATGGCGCAGGTTGCTCGTGACATCGCCAAAACCACGACGACGAGCGCAACGGAGGCAGCACAGGCGTACAAGTATTTGGGATCTGCGGGCCTCTCCGCTGCTCAGGCGATGAAGGCGCTGCCTGAGGTCGTGAAGTTCGCGGAAGCATCGCAAGTGAGTGCCGAGCAGGCAACGGCGCTTCTGACTCGCTCCGTCGCGAGTCTCGGTCTCGCTTCGGAGGATACTGTACAGTACCAGAAAAATCTGGTACGCGTTATGGATGTTCTATCGACAGCCGCGAATGTGGCCGATGGCGATGCGACAGACTACGCAGTCTCGCTGCGCACGAAGGTGGGCGGATCTCTGCGTCTGCTCAACAAAGACATGGAGGAAGGCGTAGCTGTCCTGATGGCTTACGGAAAGCAAGGCATCCTTGCTGAGAATGCAGGCGAGCAACTAGCTCAGGTGCTGCGTGACCTGCAACGCGCTTCAATCGACAATTCACAAGCTTGGGATTTCTTTGGAGGGAAGGTTTTCGATGCCTCAGGTAAGATGCTGCCTCTTGTGGACATCGTCGAACAGATGGAGAAAATTCTCGGTCCGATGTCGGACGAGATGAAACGCGTTACTCTGACGACGATGGGTTTCCAAGACCGCACAGTCAACGCGATGATGGCGTTACTGGGAACGTCTAAATCCATTAGGGAGTACGAGAAGGCGCTCAGGTCCGCCTCAGGTGCGACAGCTAAGGTTGCTAATGATCAACTCAAGACGTTTTCGTCGGAAATGACCATCCTGAAACACAATGTGGAGGATGCGTTGCTGACGCTAGGAGACAAGCTTGTTCCCGTGCTTCAGGTGTTGAACAATGCAATCACAGGCACGTCTAAGGAAATGGGGGGATTAAATACCACTGTCGAAGACATGACGGATTTGATGAAGAATGGGCTGGTTAACGTGGTGGGAGGAGCGATTGACGTTTTCCGTGGATTTGCAATCATAGGACTGACTGCGCAGCGGGCGCTTAATGGTATCATAGGTGCGGGTGTCTATCTGGGCAAAGTGATCACTGTTGCTTGGCAAGCTTTTGAGGCGTTTGGTGAGGCGTTGGGTAGAGGGATTTTTTATATTCTCCAAAAAACGATCATTTCCGTAAGCACTAAAATTCAGGAAATGAGGAAGTTTATTATTGAGGCAAGTATCGCCTCCACAGAATTTCTGGCTAAGTGGCTCCCGGGAAAAGCTGGTGAAAAGGCGCAGGAGACAGCCAACAAGTTAGCCTCTGATTTGGAGGATGTTAAAAACAACATCAAGGCTCTGGCAACCGAAAGTGAGATCCTTGAAAAAGTGATGACTGAAGGGGCTGTGGAGTATGACAAATTTGTGGAGGCAAAAGAAGACCTGAAAAAATTCCACGATGAAGTTGCTGCGGGCACGGACATATATTCACAGGCTAACAAGGAATTGGGTGATCTTAGGGACTGGATAATGGATGAAGGTCCCAGCGGAGCGGGGTTTAAAAAATCAGTCGATGAGCTAACCGACTCGGTCAAGAAAACCAGGGAGGAAGCCGAAAAAGATTTCGATATGAAAAACATTGAAATGAAGCCCCGCCAACTCATCAAATCTGCGGAGGAGGTCTCGGCTGCATATCGAGCGTTGGAATGGGGCATGCGCGAGGCGATGAAAGATCCTCTGGGCGATTCTCTGAAGGAGATGAGCAAATACAACGTGCTGCTGGAAAAAGGCATTATTACAATGGAGGAATTTGACAAGGTGAAACGCTCGATCACCGCCTCTCAAAATCCTTTTATTTCCCCACTCAAGGGCATGGGGACGATGTCGGGAATTTCCGAGCAGGATCAGGTCACGCAGATAAAC